GAAGTATGCGCTTTTCATCGAAGCTCTCTTGTCTGTCAACCCCGATATTTTCCAAGCGATGGCCGATGCTTGGATAGCCGACCTCCGTCTTCAGGCCGCAAAGGCAGGTTGCGAAGTGGATAACGTGATCGCAGCGGCCATTGCCGAAGCCAAAGAGGCAGCAACGCCGTCGTCGGTGGAATAAACGTATCGCGAGATGCCGAGGCCTCACCGGCTGGCAGGAATAATTTTGCCCAAGAGGCGCTGAAATGACCAACAAACAAGTGAAAACTGCTGCAAAGCCACCTGCAGCGGGAAAAGGCAGGGTCAAAGGCACCCCGAACAAGACCACGGCTCTGCTCAAAGATGCAATCATCCGCGCCGCTGAGGCTGCAGGTGAGGACAAGTCCGGCAAGGATGGCCTGATCGGTTATTGCACCTTCCTCGCCAAAGAGGAGCCCAAAGCGTTCGCGCAGCTGCTCGGCAAGGTGCTTCCAATGCAGGTGACTGGCGAAGACGGCGGGGCCGTGCAGGTGGTGTTCAAGACCGTCTATGAGGCTGAGCCCGACAGGTGAGTGTTCACCAATTCCGTGTGCGCTGGTACCAGCGATCATTCCACGAGGCGCTGGTCAACCAGAAGAAGCGCAGGCTGATCGAGATCGCACATAGACGTTGGGGCAAGGATGAGATTGTCCTGAACGGCTTCCGTGAGCTGTCGCAGAAGCGCGTCGGCACCTACTGGCATTGCTTCCCGGAATATGCACAGGCCCGCAAGGCGATCTGGAACGGGGTAAACGGCCACACTGGCAAGCGACGGATTGACGAGGCGTTCCCTCCTGAGATCCGCAAGCGCGTCAATGACAACGACATGTTCATCGAGACGGTCTGGGGTTCGACCTGGCAACTGCTTGGTTCCGATCGGTATGACGCAACGGTGGGCTCTGGTCCTGTCGGCATAGCCTATTCGGAATGGGCGCTCTGCAATCCCTCAGCGTGGGCCTATCACAAGCCCATGATCGAGGAGTCCAACGGGACTGCGGCGTTCATCACGACACCCCGTGGCAACAACCACGCCAAGACGATGTACAACCGGGCGAAGGACAACGACAACTGGTTCGCGGAGCTCTCGAGCATCACGGACACGGGAGCGCTTACCCCGGCACAGCTGGCAGAGAGCCTTTCGGAATATCAGGACATCTACGGCACAGACGTTGGCCGTGCGATGTTCGAGCAGGAATACTACTGCTCCTTCGCTGGTGCGATGGTTGGCGCCTACTGGGGCGCTGAGATGGCCCAGGCTGAGCGCGACGGTCGGATCAAGTCGGTTGAGATCGATAGCCTCTATCCGGTCCACACGGTCTGGGACCTTGGCAAAACTGCGAACAACCCGATCTGGTGCTTTCAGGTCCTCCCGAATGAGCCCGGGCCGAGGATCGTTGATTTCTACCGGCCGGATTCGGACGATGTCGCGGACTGGTGCAAGTGGCTCGATGACAAGGGTTATCACGGGAACGACTACGTCCCTCACGATGCGCTCCACACCAACTGGGGATCGGGCCGGACGCGAGTCGCCTTGCTTCGGGATCTGAAGCGCGTCCCCATCCCTGTCGACAAAGTCAGTGTCGCTGATGGTCTCACCGCAGGCAGAGAGACCATCAAGGTTGCCGTCTTCGATGAGGAGCGGTGTGAACTCGGCATCGAGGGCCTGAAGAACTACCGCCGCGAATGGGATGATGATCTGAAGTGCTTCCGGGAGAACCCCGTGAAGGACTGGGCAGAGCACATCGGCTCTGCCTTTCGATACCTCGGCCTCTCATGGCGCAAAGCCGCGGCTGAGATAAGGCCCGCCGGCCCGAAGAAGCCCGACGATTACCGCTCATACGCCCCGCAATCCGCCGACAACGATTGGATGACAGACTGATGCTGGCAAACCCAACAGGCTATGCGCAGGGCGGCGCTCAAGGTGGCGTAGCGGCCGGCGAAGGTGGAGACGCGCACGCCACCCGCAAGAAGCAGTACCTGTCCTACCTTGAGCAGAAGAACGAGGAGATCAAGGAGCAGCAGGAGGCCCGGCGCTACTACCACGGCGCACAGCTGACAGACGAGCAGATCAAGAAGCTTCGCGCTCGCAAACAGCCTCCGGTGATCTACAACCGCATCGGTCGCAAGATCAACGCCGTCGTCGGGCTGCTGGAACGCCAGAAGCAGGACCCTCGCGGCTTCCCCCGCACGCCGAAGCACGAGGACGGGGCGGAGATTGCCACGGCGGTTCTTCGGTTCGTCTGTGATGAGCAGGATTGGCCGACGAAGTCCTCCGTATCCGGCATGAACGGAGCCGTTGATGGCTTGGCTGGCGTAGAGATCGTGCTGACGCAGGGTCAGGACGGCGTAGAGATCGGCGTTGAGGACGTTGACCCGTCGTCCTTCTTCTATGACCCGCGCTCGCTCAAGTGGGACTTCTCCGATGCTCGATACATGGGCGTTGGCAAGTGGTCCGACGTTGACGCAGCGATCGAGATGTTCCCCGACAAGGAGCAGGAGATCAGGGATTCGCTGCAATCCGGCTCAGAGCTGACCAGTAATCCCGACACGGACAACAAGTGGGTCTCGACCAGCGAGAACGGCACCCGCGTTCGCATCATCGACCACTGGTATCTGAAGGGTGCCCAGTGGCACTATTGCATCTACACCGGCTCCACGGTCCTGGCTGAGGGTGTCTCGCCGTTCAAGGACAGGAAGGGCAAGTCCTTCTGCAAATACATCATGTATTCGGCCAACGTGGACCATGAGGGTGACCGCTACGGCTTCGTGCGCAACATGCGCTCCAGCCAGGACGAGATCAATCAGCGCCGCTCCAAGGGCCTGCACATCCTCAATAGCCGGCGTGTCATTACTGCGGCCAACGACGGCAAGGATATCGAGAACATCCGCAGGGAAGCCGCTCGCCCGGATGGGGTGATCAGCTATCCCCCGGGCACAGAGCCTCCGCAGTTCGATGACGGCGCCAAGGGCCAGGAGCTTCAGGGCCAGCTTGCGTTCCTCGAAGACGCCAAGAACGAGATCGAGAACTACGGGTTCAACCCGGCTCTCATGGGGCAGGGCGTGGACAACATGTCTGGCCGCGCCATGCAGATCCAGCAGCAGGCCGGCATTGCCGAGCTTGGCCCTTATCTCTTGGCCTTCAAGGGCTGGAAGCTTCGCGTCTACCGGGCAATCTGGAACGCTGTGCAGCAGTTCTGGGAAGGTGAGAAGTGGATCCGCGTCACCGATGACGAGGGTCTTGCCCAGTTCTTCGCCGTGAACCAGTTGGCGGTCGATCCGCAGACGGGGCAGCCGACGCTTGTCAACGCGCTCGGTGAGCTCGACGTGGATATCATCATCGATGAGGGGCCGGACACGATCAACATGCAGCAGGACGCCTACGACACGCTGTCGATCATGGCGACCAAGGGGCAGAACGTCCCGCCCCAGTTGCTGATCGAGCTTTCCCCGCTTCAGGGCAGCGTCAAAAAGAAGGCGATGGACATCCTGAACAAGGCCCAGGAGCAGGCCGCAAAGCCAAACCAAAGGGTGCAGGCAGGGAGGGAAGCGGAGGTCATGGAGCCCCGAGCCTCTGCCATGCTGAAGGAGTCTCAAGCCATGAAGGCGCAGGCAGACGCCCGCGCCGCCGGTATGCCGCAGGGACAGCCACAGCAGGGGCCGTCAGACATCGATGTTGCCAAGGCTCGTGCCGAGATCCGCAACAAGGACGCTTCCACGGCCAAGATCAGCATGGAAACACAGCTGATGCCGTTGGAACTGCGCAACGACCAGATCGAGGCTGAGCGCAGCCGCGAAGAGAGATTCGCCTTCAAGACGGCAGACATTACCGAACGTCGGGACATGTCGCGCCAGAATGCAGGTGCATAGGAGCCGCCATCCATAAGGGCGATCACGGCAGCTTGTCCGTCAATCAAGCAAGAGTGCCGCCGACTGAGACGGGCGAACAGCCGCCGCCGGGCACCGGGCGATTCGTGACTCCCACGACATTGGAGATTGTAATGGCCGATATTAACTCGGAACTGGATGCGATTCTGTCTGACGACACCGGCTCGAACGGTACGGAAGACATTACCACGACGCAGGCAGTGGAAACGCCACCTGCACACACTGCCATCCCCTCACAGCCGCGAGACGAGACCGGCAAATTCGCACCGAAGCAGGGTGACAACCCCGCCGCGGTCGATCAGCAGGTCACAGACGCCCACCAGCAGCACGACAAGCCGAACAATGGTGTTCCGGTTCGCGCCGTTCAGGAGGAGCGTCAGAAGCGCCAGGAAGCCGAGGCCAGTGCCGAAGCTCTCCGTCGTGAAGTCGCGGAAATGCGCGGTCAACTGCAGGCCTTCTCCCAGCGCCAGCAGCCCGCACAGCCGAAGCAGGAACAGGCCCCGGCAACCATCTGGGATGATCCCGATGGGTTCCTGAAAAGCCAGCTCACGCCGATGCAGAGCCAGATGATGGAGATGAAGGAATTCATGTCCGAGAACTTGGCGGTGCAGGCCTACGGCGAAGAGAAGGTTTCGGCGGCAAAACAGGCCATCGAACAGGCAGCCCGCACGCCGGAAGGCCAGCAGGTGATCCAGAAGATGATGCAGTCGCGTCATCCCTTCGATGATCTGGTGAAGTGGCACAAGCAGCAGGAAGCCATGCAGCGCGTCGGCAACGACCCGGACGCCTGGTTTCAGGCTGAATATGAACGGCGCCTCTCCGA